CTCCGCGGTGAGCTCGGTGCGCAGCTTCTCTTTGTCGACCTCGAGCTCGGCGCGGCGCTCCATCAATTTGATGCCGCGCTCGACCACTCCGCTGAGGCCGACTTTGATGAGGAAGGAAAGCAGGGCGATCACGTCGGCATCCCCATCTTCCTAGCCCACTGCCACCAAGCAACAGGAACGGCGCCGATAGCAGCGGCAATCCCAGCCTCGACGGAGGCGGCAACGGCAGGGTCGTCGGTGATCATGGACCTGACTTCCTCGCCGATGTAGCCGGAGCCGTAGAGCCAGCCCGCGACCATGTATAGAGCGATACGAATCCAAACGGTCATTTCTTGCCCCCCTTAATGAGCGCGAGCAGGAAGCGGCCGAGCGCGGCCCAGAAGCCACCAGTCGCGGGAACAACGGCGCGCGTGCCGTACCCAGCCGCCTTCAGCGCTGTCTCGAAAACAACCGCATGGCCGGCGATCGTCTTCGCCTTGTCCGTGCCGTTGATGATCCTGCGTGCGCCGACGTAATCGGCTTTGGCCCCGATGTAATCCGCCAGCTTCTTGCCGGTGAACCAGCCTTCGGTCATGCCGACGAACATGATCTTCGCCGCGATGTCCTGGCGCATGGCGAGATTGAAGTCGCGCAGCAGCGCGCCTTTCAAGTCAAGCTCCTTATCGGCGCGCTCGTAGTTCGAGTCCCACGTTAGCTGGACATAGCCGCGCCCATACGGAACCTGCCCGTATTTGCCCTTGACGCCGTACTTGCGGCCAGCGCCCTTGCCGTATTCGGCAATCGGCTGCATCGTTTTGGCCGTCTCGAGAAATGCCGTGGCGAGCATGTAGGCCAGATGCGCCAACGGTGTGCCGCGCCGTTCTGCCTCGTCTAGGATGGCGTCGACGCCCTGCACCTGGCGCTCGGACATCTTTCCGGCAAACAAGGGCGAGCGCACCGCCGCGAAGAATTTCGCGCGATCCATTGGTGTCTGTGCCACGAGCACGGACGCGAGGTTGCTCTCGTTCACCCTGCCCTTTGCGGCAGCGCGAACGTGCTGAGCGGTGATGGCGCTCATTGAAGTCTCCTGATTATGACTGGGGGAGGTTTGGGATTACGACGGCCGTCCGACGCTACCGATGTGCCGCGGGGAACCTTTTCCTAACGGCACCGTTGAACGACAGCTCGACGAAGGATGCGAGCGCCGGCATGGATGTGAAGAAGGCAGGAATGTCGCGGCTGCTTTTGGCGGCCCCCGATCTGCGTCGCAGCACGTGGATGATGAACAGCCCCGCATTTCAGAAGATGTGCGAGGAATATGAGCATGCGTGCCTGCGGCGCGATGTCCTTCGATGCTCAGCTGAGAAAGACGACGAGGCCCTGCTTAAATTCGAGGCGGAATGCAAAAGCCTGGAGGCTGCCGCTATCGCTTACATTCGGAAGCAGCGGCAATTCTCAGGACTTGCGTGAATTGACATCCTCAAGGCAGCAACGCCGCGATAAGCGCCGCAACGAAAGCGGCCGCGGCGAGAGCTGCAGCCCATTCTATTATCTTGACGCGTTCGTCGGGACGCATTGCATTCCTCCTATGTGCGCCGCTACCAGAGAACGCTCGGCACTGCTGGAATGTTGCGTCACGGCGACAGTGGAAGCCCTAAGTGCTCCTCGATCGCCGAGAGGCGCGAGGCCATGCCTGCGTTGGCTGCCTTAAGCGCCTCGATCTCTTCGCCCTGCAACACGTTCTTGTAGATCACGCACTGCAGCGCCGCGACGATATCCGCCGTTATCAACCCGTAATCCATCGTTTGAAATACGGGTATTTCTCCGGTCTTCTCAAAGGTCGCACCTTCGGCGAGACCGTCGATCCGCACACCTTCATTGACTTGCTCAGGGATGGTTACAGTTTTCTTGACCGTCGTTAGAACGGTTTGCATGACGGGGTTGCCGTCACCGTCAAGCACCGCTTCGCCAGCTTCGTCTAGCGTCTCGATTTCCGCTTCTACTTGCGTTTCGATCTCCGTTTCATAAGCGGGAATGATTTCCCGCCCGATGTCCACGACCTGATCCTTTTCGCCCGTGACTGCATGCGGAACGATCTGCTGCGCTTCGTGAGCAATGAAGCCAGTAACGACGCCTTTTTCGGGAGCGCTGTTCCACCTGTGAAACACAGGCTGCAGCGCCATTATTTTTAGCTCCGCGTTGTCGAGAACGTCGAATTGCTCCGGAGTTAGCGAGAACTCAACGATGGGCTGAATGTCGTTCTTCAAACGATAATCAGACGAAGTCGAATACGTGGTAGCGGTACCGGTCACGGATATGCTGCCGACTGCCGTATGTTCGCGATAGAACTCTTGCAGCACACCGTCCGTGGCGAGACGTGTTTGATAGAACGGGTTATACCCGGACGCACGACGCCACGCTCTGCCGGTGTTACCCCTTATGGCAAACCCCGTTGTGGTGCCGGTAGCAGGGTCAATTGTTGCGGTCAATCCGATGAGGAGATCACCGTTGGTAGGTTCAAACCGTGCTCGCTCAACACTATTCGCTTTGAACAACAGAGGGTGATCGCTCGCGGAACCTATGCCGACGAAATTGGTCCCCGCTTCGTATGAACCGACAACGGCTCCACGGTTCAACGCCCATTGAACATATCCGCCGCCCGCATTTAGGGCTTGCGTAGCCGTAAACGTGTTTTGCGCACTCAAGAGTGCCGACTCTGACGCGTAGGTAATTCTTTCCCAAGTCAGCCATGTGCCGGAGGTGTTCTGCGACCTAACCCAAATGGAGTTATTCAGGAAAACCATTTGATAGGTTGAGTTGTTAAAAACCCGCCTGTGGATCGCTACGAGACCTGTATAGGATGATGCCGCCGCCCCGCTTGGTCCGTTCGTGTAGCTTCCTGCAAGTGTAAAGACACCCGGTTTTACAAGTGTGTTGAAGTCGCCAGCAGTCAAACCCAGTCCGCTATTTTCAGGCGAAGGCGCACGTCCGCCAAACAATGTTTCAACAGCGTTTATCATGTCGTCGCCGGTAGCAGCGGCAAGGATAGATAAGCCGCGTGCTCCCGCGTCGTTAGTCGTCAGGTTTTCAACCCAAGCGCCCCACGTGGTTCCTCCGTCAATGGTCACGCGCGTGAACGTTCTAGGGTCACCTACCGTGCTAGTCGTCATAATTTGGTGGGCAATTTGTGAAGTGCGGCGGAGAACGATCATCGTGCCGAAACTTCCGGCAGGGTCTAACGGCCCGCCCTGACCCGCGCTTGCCGAGACGTAATAAAAGCCCGTGTACACATTGGTTAGGTCATTAAGCGTGACGTTCGGATAAGGCATACCACCTTGAAGGCTCAAAGCGCCAAGCCCGAACGCTCCGACCTTCATCAACGCGTTCGCCGTCGCGTCACCGAGGTTGCTTTGCAGCGGCACAAGAGACATTGCTTCCGGGCCGGTAAAATACGGAACACGGTTTGCCGCGCCGGTAATCTCGGCCAGGGCAGTAAGCGTCGCATTGTCGAGCCGCTGGATATAGGTCGACAGCGCCTGCGCATTGACGGTCTGCTGCTGCAGATAGGCAGTGTCGCGGACGATCCAGTAGCCGTGCCCGGCCGCTGTCGTGCCGCGCCAGGGCTTGGCCAGCGTCAGCTGCGTGTTGCTGTCGACGGAGAGGATCGGAACCGGGTTGCCGTTGCTGCTGTCGAGGCCGAAGAGCCCGCCGGCAACCAGTGCCGTGGCCCAAGCGGTCCCGGAGCCGGTGACAACGGCGCTGCCGGCGGTCACGGAAACCGTGCCCGTTACATAGGGTATCGTCATGTCAGGATTTCCTAAGCTGGAATGCCGAGAATGTAGTAGCGGATGCCAAGCACGTCGTCCGCGCCTTCCGTGCGCCACGTGCCCGGATCATCATCATCGTTGTAATAGTCGCCTGGCCGTCCGCGATTAGTGACAAACGTTGCGCTTGTCTGGGTCAGGCGACAGTGGGAGCTGTCCCCGCACTCGAAATTGCTGCTTGTCGAGTACATCAATTGGCGAACGGACGGCAATTTGATCGACGCCTGCCAGCTGCCGAAATTCTGATCCGAACCGGGCCCGTGTTTGGTCATGTACTTGACCATGGGGAACATTCCGGTTGCATCAAAGGTGACAACGGTTTCGACTGGACTCCCTGCCGAAACAGGAAAATACCCCTCTTTGATGATTTGCACGCATGGCCAACGACTGTCGATCACGATGTCTGCCCAAGACGGCGGATTGGCGGATCCGGGGCGCAGGAATTGAACCACATCAACGCCGCCCTCAGTGAACTGCCTGAATACCTTATTGCTACCGCTCGTCGGGCTGTCCCCTGCGTCCAGGTACAGCATGAACCGAGCGCGCAGCGCGCTGGCCGCGTTGAAGTAGATGCGAGAACCGCTAAACCAGTACTCCGCTCCCGCGCCGTCTTCCATGTCAGGAGTCCACGGATAATAGATTGTGGAACCCGTGTAGAAATGAACATCAAGCGCGATGTTTGTCGGCAACGTTATGCCGGTATCGTAGAACGACTCTCCCGCGGGGAGTGCAATATCCGCAGCAGCGATGACCTTGACGGGCACACGTCGACTGTCGAATGAGATTTGCCATTCGGTCGCAGTTTCCGCGTTGTACCCCGGCTTGGCGATAATCATCTTATCCGAACGAATGATGATGTTCTTGCTGCCGTTTGGCGCGAGCACGGGAGCTTCTAGTGACGGGTCCTCATTGCCGGGGAGGTTCCACACGATCAACCGTTTGTCGCTGGATTGAAAGCGGTTGTAGGCGTCGTTTGTGTCGGAGTTGTTGATTCTCGTAACTGTTCCATACGGGAAGGAACCCCAATTGCTGACAAGCCCCTCATAATCCTTGAACCAAGGGGCTTGACGCCAATTCCCCATGAATAGATAGCCGCCCTGATCGTTATAATATTTTCCGCTATATCGCCGCTGTATCTTCATCTGATTAAAGCGACCAGAACTATTGCGGGTGGCTTTCACGTCGAAAAGCGGCATATTGTACTTCAAGTCAGGGAAAGCGCTGTTCTTAAACACCCATATGGCTTCATTAAATCCGCCCGCGTCACCGTAGGCGACAAGCTTTTGGTAGTTGGAAGAGTTAGACCCGGCGGGAAAGTATTGCGTACCGCTTCCGCCGGGAATAATATTCACACGCTCGATATGGGCAATCGAAGCGTTCAGCGCATACTTCGAGTTGTAGAGGAACTTCGAACGCTGACTGTCCGGCGTCGTGCGCGGATTGTCAGCGTCGTTCTTCATGATTTTGACGCAGCCGGCGCCGGTGCTGTCGACGCCAATCATCGTGCGGACCATTAGCTGAAAACCTCGAACGTTCCGTTGTTGAGGTCGATTTTCATTTTGCCGTTCGGTGACTGTAGGAGACCGGCGTTGACCGTCCCAATGTTAGCAACGGCTAGCTTCAGGACGCCGTCTTCATAGACGAGCGGATAATGGCGGTTGTTGCCTGACGTGACGAGAAACTGATCCGCCTGGACCGCCATGCGCGATTTCTGAACGCCGCCTTCGGTGTAAAGCTCGACATAGAAGCCCGACACCTTGAAGCTTTGGTTGGTCCCGGCCCGCAGCAACACCGAGAAACGGGCATCAACGCCCTCAGGCGCCGCGACCGCTTCGAACTTCACCAGCCCCTGTGCAAAGCGGCCATTGAAATCGGCACTCACGCCATTGATGCTGGTCGCGAGCGAACTGTCGCCATCGGCGCGGGCGGTCTCCTCCTGGATCAGCCGGGCAAGGTTGTCACCAACTTCCGCATCGAGGCTGGTGATCTGGGTAGAGAGTGCGCCGTCGGCATTAGCGCGCGCGGTAGCCTCCGTCTGGATGGCCGCCGCGTTATTGCCGGTTTCCGCCGTGAGCTGCGTTATCTGGCTGCTCAGCGCGGTATCCGCCGTCGCTCGCGTCGTCTCTTCGGTAATCAGGCGCGCATTGGTGGTGCCGAGACTCGACTGCAGAAAACGCAGGAACTGCGCCGTCGCCTCGTTCTCGGAGACGCGGACCCGCCGCTCCTCGGTGATCTGCGCCAGCGCGTCACCTATGGAGGCAACGATCCGCTGCCTCTCGATCTGACCCACGGCACCTTCGAGTGAGAATGCGTCCAGCAGCTCGACCAGCCGCGGCCGGAAGAACTCGTCCATCTCCTGCTGAAGTTCCTTGAAGCGGTTCCCAACGTCCTGGCCTGCTTGCGCCAGTTCTTCGATATAGACGTCCGTGATCAGGACGTTGGGCGTGGTGACGTTCAGCCAGTTTGACCACAACGTTTCACGTTCCGAACGCGGGATATAGCGACCCCGCACCCCATAGGTGACGTTCGCGACCAAGCCTTGAGAGATCAGCAGCGAACCCACGTTGGGCTGATCGGTGCGGCCCGAGTAGACGATTTCGAGTGAGGTGGCGTTGCGGACTTCAAATTCGACGCCGATGACGTCAATGATCCGCTCGTCCGATCCATCCCAAGACAGCCGGATAGCTGGCCGACGCGAAACGCCATTATTGTCCTTCACGACATCAGGAGAAGCAAACCAGTCGACGATCGTCTGCGGTCCAACGCGGATTGGCCCGACTGCGCCATCAACGGGAGGCTGAAAGTCCGTGGCGCTGTCCCAGTCATAGTCCGCCGGATCAACCTCGGTGATGTCAATCATCACATCGAGGTTGGCGCGATCGACAACCCCATCGATCCGCATCAGCTTATCGATGTACCCGTTGCGCACCGAGTTCCACACGAAGATGGCACCGGGAACCGCATAGGCCCAGAAACGTGGTGGCAGAACGAGCGTGTGCCGACGGAAGCGGCGCGCCTCCTCGAGCGCCGATTTCATCAAACGCTGCACCTGTTCCGGATAGGGCACGAAGTCGAGCGGCACATCGGCCATCAGTCGCCGGTTGCCGTCGAGCGCCTCCAGGTCGGAGCGATAGAGAGGCGGCGCGGTGACTACGGCCCAATTATCCTTGGGCGACGGATAGGTCGCCGAGATCCCATTGATAGTGTCCGCGAGACCGACGAAAGGCGTAAATTCCTGCTCTTCCGTGGACAGGATATCGCCGTCGTTGAATCCGATCGACGGCAGGTCGGGTGCGCCGAGATGCATTCGGTAAACTCCGCCCACCTCGGAAACGCGACCTTGGCAAGCCGAAAGCAGGGCCTCGATCGCAGAGGACAACGGAGCGTCGATCTGGATCTCGCCAGCGGAGCGATAGGTAGGTTCAAGCCCGCTAGCGCCCATGATGGTTTGGCGGCACTTGTTGATCTGCGCTATCCAATCGGCGGCCGGCAGCCGCGCGGCTGCGAGGTTCTGCAAGCCATAGAACCACTTGCCATTGTATTTCAGGCCGCGAAGCAGGTTGTAGGCCTGCACTGCCGGCAGATAGTCACCGTCGCCACCCCAGGTCGCCGGATTGTCATAGCGCTGCGTACCCGATCCGCCGACACTCGAATCCTTGGAAGGATCGTAGAGCTTCAGGCCGTCGACGACGAAGCGGAACGACGGAAAGCCGTTGAACATGTTGTCGATGCAGCGGGAATGAACGACGACATAGGCAACGCCGCGGCCGATGCGTGTTGCGTCCCATGGACGTTCAGCCGTGGCAGCCCTCGTGACAAGAGCTTCGTCGGCAACCGTCTGCGTGCCGTCGTAGAACTTGATGTAGAGGTTCGGGCCGCGCTTGACGTATTCAGGAACCGAGTAGCCGAAGATATCGTCCGCGCCTGAGGGTGCATAGGTGACCTTCTCGCCGTCGACCCATACCTCGAGGAGGCCTTTCACCGGCAGATCGGAAAGAGCGATTACCTGCGTCAGCCAGCTGTTGGGCGTGTCGCCGGATTTACCCCACGCATTTGCCCAGACCAGCGAGCCTGCCGTCGCATATTTGCCGAGAATGAAGGAGCGCGGCAAATCACCTCCGCCCTGCAGCTCGCCATTCAGAGCGAAGTTCTGCTCTTTCGGCTTGCCGGCCAGGGCTTGTGCGGCGAGACTTAGACCGACGCCGACGGCCGTCTTCAGTGCGAACGCGCCGAGCGTCCCGAGCGATCCAATCCACGCGCTGACCGCAGTGACGGCCGCACCGATCGCAGTAAACAGCGGCATGCTAGATTTCCTTGCTGAAAACCGTCTCGCACGGCGTGTAGCCGCTGCGGCGGTAAAGACGTGTCATTGCAGGGTGGCGCAGTGTGTGCTGCGCCGAGAGTTTGATCCGTTCGCAGCCAGCGGCTTTCGCCCAGGCCTCGAACGCGCAAAGCAAGTCGCACCAGGTGGAGCCACGTCGACCGGGCTCAATCCAGACCAGTTGCTCCTCGGCGTAGCGAAAGCCGACAAAGCTCTCGGCATGGCTGGCAATCAACACGCCGGCAGCAGGATCGCCGACCACGAGACAGACCGACTTCTCGCCGAGGATCGCCGCCTTGACGAACTGCTCAAAGCGCGCCGCATCGAACCGAAAGTCGAAACCGCCCGCAGCGTGAAAATGCTTGAGCAGGGTCAGGATGCGCGGCACATCCGACGGGGTAGCCTGACGGACAGCGCTCATCAGAAGATGCCGAGAAACTTCTTGCGCTTCTTCTGCGTCGGGACGCTGCCCTGTTTCGACCCCCAGAAGATCTTCCAGCTCGTCGTTGTCGCGGCATCCCGATAGAAGTTGTCGTTCGTGGCCCGCAGGATCTGCGTCTCGTGGCTCCTTGTCTCGGTATTGGCCCGGAACATCTCCTGCGTGTGGCTGGCGCACGTCATGGTGACGGCGCCGTCCTCATTCTCCGACGGCGTTCGGATATCGATCTTGTCGACGAAGCCGACGAAGCGACACTCCGCTGGTGCCACCATTTTCCGGGTGTCCGGATTGAAGAGGCCGCGGTAGATCTCCACCCGTGCCTGCCGGCAGTCGTATTCCCTCACCAGCTGCTGGACGTGATCATGGATCTGCGACAGGCGGATATTGACCGTTTGCGCCGACAGGTTGGAGACGAGCGGGATGTCGTCGATCGCGACCAGCGTCCCGGCGCCGTACCAATTGCGCGTCACCGTCTGCCCTGTATCGGGATCGATAACCGAGGCTGAGATGTTGCCCACGTCCGACCACATTCCATCCGGTACAGGCACGCCCGTGGAGCGATTGCGAGCTACGATCCAGAGGAAGTCTCGCGCCACAAGAACGCGCGCCTCCAGTGCCGCCTGGTTGGCGGCTGAGATATTGCGGGGCATGGTGAATACCTATCGGGATTCGATCGCGGAAAAGCTCACCGAGCCGCGCCCGGTGGCCATGTCGGCGTCTGTGTTGATGCTGCCGGGAACGACCGTCATGTAGCAGTGCGGGCGAACCACGCTTACGGCCGTCCCCGTGACCGTGCCAGGCCAGAGATGCGGCCGCACCTCGAAGATCGGTGTCAGGCCGGCCCCGTCGGCGGTAACGTCTTCCTGCACGCGGTGCAGGTCTCGACTGCCGATCCGGATCATGTCGCCGGTCTTGAAGCGGAAGCCCGGCGCAAGCGCCGAGACCCGCACCGATTTGTTGTTCGCTCCGACCGTGTGAAGGTTCGCATTCGATCCGGTAAACGCGCCGGCGGGCCAGCTTCCTTTCGGATAGGAAACCGGATAGCAACGGGAAAGCGAATAGCCGAGGAACTGCTGAACTCCTCCATCGAGCGAATCCAAAATTGCCCGCCACCGGTCGAGCTCGTTGGGGCGCATCGTCTTCGACTGATAATCGGCTTGCCAGAGCGGTGAGCCGAGGTCCTTAACAAGAGTGCGGCCGGACGCCATTCGCGATTGCTCCTGTCGAAACAGAAGCTCAAACCGAGTGGACCAGCCGGGGAAGCTGGCGAGGATGTCGCGCGGAAATGTAATGGCCATCAGACACCCTTCACCCCGCGGCTCCTGGCATTGCGAATTGCCGCTACTGTCTTGGATTCGAACTCGGCTCGATCGCGTGCCATCACTTGCTCAAGGCGCGCGACAGCCGCGGCGTCGGCTCCCCTGGCATCAATCTGCGGAGCGTATGTCACGGATGTCGAAGGACTACCTGCCTTGAGCGCCTTCATGCTCGGTATCGTCGGGACCACTTGCGAGCCGCGGGGCAGATTGACCAACTCAGGTCCGCGTTCACCGACAACAGCCGTCCCGCCTGGCGCAAAGCGGGTGCCAGTTGCGAACTTCGGAGCGGGTGGGAAGTAGTTGACCCCGCTCCCCGTCCCCCTGCCCCCAAACAGGCCACCAAAAATAGACAGCAACCCGCCGCCGCCCGACGCATCATTAATCTGAAAGATGCTGTTGAGCACATCATCGAGAAGCGCGCTGCCAATTTTCTTCAGGCTTTCCGCAAGGACATCAGCTGCACTTGCGCCTTCAACGAATCCGTCAATGATGCCGCGGGTAACGTCTCTTGCTGTGGCCATCGCTTCTTCAGCGCGCTGGCGTATTTCATCCTGCTTTTCGGCAAGTTGCTCGGATGCGGCAACGGCGCTTGCGTAGCCACTTGCGAGGTCGTGGATCGAAGCCGCGAGCTCTGGCGTGATCTTGACGCCAGCCTCCTGCGCGGCAGTAAGCAGATCTTGCTTTGCGGCCGCAAATTCAACCGCATACCCGTAATCGTTGATAAGCGGGTTGATCTGCGCCTGAGCCGCAGTCTCGGCCCGCAATGAAGCAGTCCGCTCCTTGATCTGCTTTATCTCTCGTTTGTATTCGTTGATCCGGTCCTTGCCCGCGCCTCCGCTGCCGTACGCGGAGACGACGATGCTGTTCCCAAAACCCGATGGCTGGTTTGCCATTTCGGCGTCGATTTTTTCCAGCTGAGCGCGCAATTCAAGAGCTGCTTTGCCAATTGCTGTGGCGTTGTCATCCGCCTGCTTGGCAGCATGGTCGAATGGGTCAAAGCTGAGCTCGTATCCCGTCAGCGCCTTAGTCATTGAGCGGAAGTTCTCAGCTCGGGCGCGGGCCGCATTCAGCTCTGCATAAGCCAGCTCGAATGAAGCCTTTGCAGCCTCATATTGCATCTTGATCTGGTTGCGAAGCGCTGCCGTATATCCCTCAGACGAGCCTTTTGCCGCGTCCAAAGCCTGAGCGTTTGAAGCAATCGCGCTGTTGGCGGAGGCGACAGCACTTTCCGTAGCGTTCATGCTGTCGTTTATGAGGTAGATGGCAGCAGCCGCACCTCCCGCAATCAAGCCTATCGGCCCGAGTGCAGCCGTGAAACTCGCCGCCACCAGCGTGCCAGTCCGAACAGCAGTAATGAATGCCCCGAGCGCTACAATCGCGTTGCCAAGGCCTGCCACAACACCGACAAGCGCGCGGCCGGTCAATGCTCCGATAATCACAGTCGCAAATTGGATTACGACGTCACCAACCTGCTTGAAGTTTTCCGCCAGGAACTGCAGAGCCTGAACCAGTTTGGCCGAGGCACCCGCCGACGAGTCAGCATTGCCTATGTATGCCGTGAACTCGTTATTAACCTGCGTCATCGCATCGCGAATGGTCGCCTGCGTCTTGTTGAAGGCGCTTTCGATCGGTCGCTGCGCGTCAAGTATGGCCTTAAATACGCGGTCACTTGTAATCTTTCCTTCGGCGCCAAGCTCCTTAAGCCCGGCGATTGTCGTCTTGAACTCGTTAGCGATGGCCTGCGCCAGTATCGGCGCGTTCTCGCGAAGGGACCGCAATTCGTCGCCCTGCAAGACGCCCGAGCCCAAAGCCTGCGAAAGCTGCATGATGCCCGCGATTTGCTCTTGTGTAGACGCCCCGCCCGCCTTGAACGCCTTCGAGACGACTGTTGTGGCTCGAGCCACCTCCTCTTCGCTCTTTGCGACATTGGACGCTGAGCGAATGAGCTTTGCGTATAAATCTACGTATGACTCCAGATCGGTTCGCGCTTCGTTAGCCCCGTCTTTCAACTGAGCGAGCGATCGCGTTTGCACGCCAGCAATGTCCGCCGCAGCCTTGACCTTATTGCCTGCCACCGTCCACGCATCAGCATATTTTGTGATCTCTGCCACGCCGAGGGCGCCGCCAATCGTAGCTATCGACGAAGAAAGAGCCGATTGAAACGATGAGGAAATATTGCGGTTCATCTTTGCGAACCGTGTTTCGATGGCCTTCGCTTGCTTGTTTGTCAGCCCCATCGCGCGGCCGAGAGAATTCTCATATTTTCTAATGTCAGCCGAAAGCTGAACGACGAGACGCTCGAGGTCAGTTGCCGCCATGGTTGTGTCCTGATAAATAGAGAATACCGCGCGGGCGGCGCCGCATTAAATCGGAGGCACGATGAAGTACTTTGCCGTAGTGGCCTTTGTGGCCGTCTCGCAGTCCGCTTATGCTCAGTCGGAAGCAACTAAAAGGTGCTTCGCTATAGAAGATAGCAAGGGTCGACTAGATTGCATTTACGCAGAACTGCATGAGGACGATACTGCAGCAACATCCTCTGATGGCGACAACCCAGCGGCGAAGCAGTCAAAGGAGATCACGCCTTAGATTGCATCCACTCCCAAAGCTCGTCTGCCTCGCGCCCATTCAAGGAACCGTCGCCTTCAGTGTTGGCCTGAACATAACCGTCAACCGCGGCCATGAATTGCCAGACAGACATTCCATTGACTTGCTGTGGAGTAAACCCGATCACGGCACCTGTTCCGTAGATGGCGGCAAATCTAAGCTTCCCGTTGGGGAGCTCGTCGAGACGACCTCCAGACTTGCCGCCTCTCGCTCCCCCACCGTTTCCTCCGGGGCACCCATGAGGCCAGCAGCAAGGACCGCCTGCGCATGAATGAGGCTTTCCAGGGGCGGGCGAGCTTCGACATACGTCCTCACCTTCTTCAACGCTTCGGCTGGCGACATCCCACCGCCGATCAGGCCAAGGCGTAGGACATTGGAAATGTCCTCGACGCGCCACTGGCCATTATGCAACCTGTTCAACACAACATAAGGACCGGCGTCGGTCTTTTCCTGCAGCTCAGCGATCTGCCCCCAAGCCAGGCGGAAAGTGTAAGTGCTATCCGCCCAGTCTAGGTCAATTTTTGCGTCGCGCATTATGCCGGCGTCCAGGCCTTGGTGACCTCGCCGTCCGACTGCATGCTGATAGAGAGCTGCACGCGGCCACCCTGATCCGCCGAAGGGTTGAAGCTGTCGATGTGGAATGGGCCGCTGAAGGTCAGCGTGCCGGTAGCGAACTCGATCTCGACGCGAGCATTGATCGGGTCGGTGCTGTAGGCTGCGTCAGTCCACGTTTGAATGGACTCGGCGGCAGCAAGGCCCTCACCAGTGATGGATGCAGAAAGCGATTCCGTGTCGCGCGCAATCCAGAAAGGGGCGTCAGGATCGTCACAATCTGGGATCGTGATTTCCTGCAGGTTCTTGGACAGCGTGAACGCCTTGGACGTGAAGCCGCAAGGCGCGGTGAATACTTCCGGGTCGGCGCCATTGCCGAGCAAAACACGGAACTTGCCGAACTTAGAGGTTGTTGGCTGCATTTTTAGCGGCCTCCTTCAATGTGATGATGGTGGTTGCGGTTGGTTGCCGCTTCAGGGAATCTCGACGGTCGCCGTCATGCTTATGATTGCGCGGTTCGTCGTGTTGTCGCTTTCGCGGTGGTACCGCGTAATGCGGTGGCGAATGCTTGCGAGAGCATTATTGGGAAGATTCAAGTCTGCTTCATGCAGCGCAGCGCGAACAGCTCCCGCGATTTTCCGGACTTCCGCGCTGCCAAAGGCCTCATCACTACCCCAGGACCAACAGTCGATCTGCATAGTGACTTCGACGCCGTCGATGCACTCGGCATCGTCAGTGAGGGCGTCAGAGGGCCCCAGGGAAATGTACGGCGGAGAAATTGTTCCGTCGGGCGGGCGATCGTAGATTCGCGCACCGACAAACGAAGAGACCGCCGCGTCGGCCTTCAGGCGCGAAATCACTGCGGCAGTAAGCTCAAAGGTTGGATCCATTGTCAGCCTCCCGCAGCGACTTCTTTTGCCGCCCTGTTGATGGCGCGCGTTATTCGGGATTTGACCCGTTTGCGGTTGGCTCTGTATGAAACATAAAAGAAGGGCTGAGCGGACATGCCAGGATGATAGTCGGGCTCGCCCTGCCGCTTATTGCGGCTCAGATCTGCACCCTGCGCAACGCTATGGGGCTTGGTGCCGAATTCCACCCAGCGCGCGTAAAACGCCTCATCACTGCCGGCATAAATCGTGATGGTGAGGTCGCCACCAGTCTCTTTCACGGTGCCGATAGTTATCGAACCTTTCGGCGCTCTACCCCACGTCCAGGCTATGCTGTTCTTCAGGTCACCCTTGTCGACCGGCACCAACGCCTTCGCCATATCGACGATTTCACCTGCGCCCTTCGCCATGGCTTCACGGATACGCTGTCGCGCTTTAACGGGAAGCGCCCTCAACTTGCGTTGAAGCTCCATCAGTCCGCGAACAGTCATTGTGTGGTCTGCCCACCAGATGTCGCCAGCATGTCGATGTAATCGTTCTTCTGAGACACATTTATGGGTGGAGAAACGATGGCATAGATCGCACCTGAACGCGTATCCACGGCACGCCATGAAGCATCAACGCTGCGGGTCGCTGTGTGCGATCGGACCCTAATGGTGACCGGCTGCACCCCCTGCAGACGCTGCGCCATCACAGGCTCGGAGCCCATGCGCGGGATGATCTCGGCCGCGTCAGTGAATATTGTTGCGAAGTCGCCGACTACGATTCCGCCGTACCCGTCATTCCCTGTGGTGCGCTGTTGGAAGTGTAGCTTCGAGCGAAGTTTGCCTGCGGGCATCTGCCGGCCTTTCGGTTGGAAGTGCTTTGCCCGCCGCAATGGCTGCGGCTGCGCAAGCGCGCGTCACGTTACGGGTGGTGTCAACCTTGAAGGCGACGGTGACGGGTGGTCGAGGTTTCCAGTCGAAATCAGCCAGGAATCTCACCCACACATCAAAGCGCGACGTTCGGGAATTGGATGTCGACGGCGAGGACGGTCGTCGACTTGGCCAAGCCAATGAGACAGACGTATTCGCCAGTGCCGACATCTGCGAGCGGGCACAGGCCGCCTGGCGTGTCGCTAAGGTATATTGCTTGGCCGGCGGTCAGGACGGCACCCACAGTAAGGTCGCCGCTCTTGTGAACGGTGATAGGTTGACCGTCCGATGCTCCGTTAAGAGCGATCCCACCAGCCTGGCGAGCGGCGGCAGTTGCCGAATTGCTGTCGGCGAGCATCCACTTTTTGGTGGTCGCGCTTTTGTAGACGGATTTTCCGGCTGTAATCGTTTCGCCGGCCGTGCCGTGTTCTTGTGCGGAATTCGAGCCCGCGATGATATCAGATGCGGTTAGGACCAAGTCGGCCATTTGAAGTCTCCTGCGGCCTTAAGCGCCGCGTCTGTGATTGCAAAGAAGCGCGTCGAAAGCAGACCAAGCCGGTGCAGCATCGTTCTCGCGATTTTCGTAGGCGTCGGCGATCCAAAGGAGCATCGCGTGTTTAATGCTCGCCGGCAGGTCCGCGTAGCCGACAACGGCAGTTAGGGTGATCCGAGAACCTGGACGGATGGCCGGCCAATGCTGGCCGTACTTCGTGACGATCGCAGCCTCGAGGCCGTCAAACCGCTCTTCGTAAACGCTAGTCGCCAGAGCCTGCGTTGCGCCGTCAGTGTCGACGTAGGAAATAGACGTGACCGACTGCGCCGGAGCCAGCGGCAAACGCGCCATGTCGCAGAAGCTGTCGCATTTCACCTCGATCGTCTGCGTCGCCAAGGGCGTGCCACAGTACCGTTCGACGTGGTCTCGGGCCGCTGCAATCAGCGCCTCAAAAAGTGCGTTGTCGTCGTCATGCAGGACGACGCTCTGGCGCTTGGCTTCTGCGACCGTAACAGGCTCAGTCGGTGGCGTCGTTACCTTCGGCGGATACCACATCAGGCTTGCCCTTCTTCGTACGCCGCTCAACGGTCGGCTGCGCTACCGCGCGCTCTATCTCTTTCTTGGCAACTGGCAATGCGTATCCAGCGTCGATCAGCCGAATAGCTTCGTTCTGCGGAAAGTCACGCTCATCGCCAGGCGAGAGCGAATATTCATTGCCAGCAAGGCCGACCAACATTTTGATTCTCATGGGAGCTCCTTGGGAGGAGGCGGGGCTTCGGCCCCGCCATCCAAATTAGACAGCAGCCGTGATCAGGTGCTTCACCGACGCGGCGTCACCCAATTCTCCGTCGAACCGGATGAGGCCGGCGATGCCGAGATCCGGCCAGAAGCGCTCACGGAGAACGCCGATGACCGGCGAGCCGACCTTGCGAACGAAGTACTTGGAGAAGTCTCCGAACAGCATGACCTTCTTGGCAGCGGCAAGCGCGTCCATGTCGTCGTTGATGCTGTAGCGGTAGCCAAGCAGCGTGCCAGGCTGAGCCGTCGTGACGTCCCCCATCGCCCACAGAAAATTGCCCTGCCCGTCCTTCAGCTTTCTGATGGCGGCGAGCGTCGTGTCGGCAAACATAAAGCGAGCCTTCGGCGAGCGCCTGTAGGCAGCGTTGACCGAGTGCAGCAGGTCTATGATCTCGTCCGCTGTGATCGCAGCAGTCGCAGCGGCCGTCTTGCCGAGCGAGGAGGCAGTAACAACGCCGTTCGGGTCGCCGGTACCGTCGCCGATCGTCAGTTCACGGTTGGCAATACGGCCAAGGCGTTCGCCGAGCAGCGAGCCGAGGAGCGATTCCATGTTGAAGATGGAATCCTGCGCCAGTTCCATCGAGAACTTCACGAACTCCGTATCGTAAACGTATGCGTCGAGCCGCTTCTGGCCGAAAGTAACGTCTTTCGCGCCGGTATCGCCGAGGGCGTTGCCTTCGGTGTGCTTGACTGCGGTCACCGCCGTGTCATCAACCGTGGGCAGATTAATCTGATTGCCGCTCGCCGTAGAAATGACGGTAGCGACGTCCTCAGAGTACATCGGACCCCAGTCAAGCATCGAGCGGACGATGATGTCAGCGAGCTCGACAGGCACGGTGTAGCCGCCAGGGGCGCCAGAGGTGGTCACCTGAGTACGGAATTCCTTCGCGGACTGAACGCCGGCCTTCAGAACAGAACGCTCTTCGGCGGAAAGCTCGCCAATGTCGGCGCCGCCAGCGAGGAACTTGTAGAATACCTCGCGGTACTCGACCTTATCCCCGTCGTCCTGGCCGCGAGCCTCGCCATCGCCGTTGCTCGGGCGCTTTTTGGCGCGCTCTTCGGTTTGACGATCAGCAAAGCGCTTCTCGAGAGTAGTCATGCGCTCTTCGCGTTCGATCTTTCGCTCTAGGGCGTCAAACTCGGACATGATGGAATCGTGACGAGCCTCGAGCTCAGCAGAGCGAGCTTCGTCGGTATTGGCGTTGATTTCGTTCAGCGCCTCACGGGCCTGGGTCATAAGGCGACCGCGTTTTTCCTGCAATTCAGTGAGGGACATAGATCTTCCTTTCGGGCAAAGAAAAAGCCCGTCGCAAGAGCGTACCGGGCTGTGGTGAATGGCAGGACGGTCCTGCCCTCCGGCTGGGCCGGGTGACTACGAGGCGTGGCGTCCTGCCGTTATGCCCCGAAATGTTTGCTCCATCGCGGCTCTCTTGCCTGCGATGCGCCGCTCTGCGGCGGCTTTATTTTCGGCCTTGCGATACTCAGCCGCCTCAGTGCGGGCGGCCTCCAACGAGCGCAATGCCAGGCTTGTGTCGGGATATGCCGGAATAGGTGTTGCCGTGACCTCAAAGAGTTCGGCCTCAATGACAGTGCGGTGCGGAAGGTCGCCGGTGTCGTCCCATTCCTGCTTCGTGGCTCGGAACGAGAAGCTCATGCCGCTGACATCGCCGCGCTCAACCAACGTCCAAAGGTCGTTGCCGTCGGTCGTGTCCGGAATGTCTATTTCAACTTTTAGCCCTCGGCTGTCTTCAGCAAGGCGCAGCGTGCCGCTACGCGTCCTGCCAACGACGCGGCCAGTGTCATGATTCACAAGCGCCAGGATGTCGCCGCGCAGTGCCTTCGTGAATGCGCCTGGCGCGATCCGCTCGACAAAGTAATCGCCGATCGTCGTGTCGCTGTTCCACACAACCGCGTACCCTGTCAGCGTCCGCTTGTCGGATTCTGCGCGGAACTCTACACCGAGAGCTCCGCCGCGTTTCTCAATGTCCGTCATGCGGCTTCTTCCGCCTCGTTCTGATTATTATCGTTGGCTGGCTGCCGATCGGCGCCGGGAGCGTTCTGCTGCCCGTAGGTGGCCGTTCCCAGCGGTGCCGTTGCGCCCTGCAAGAACAGATCATCGCCGTGCGGCTTCGCTTCACGGTTTTCTAGTGCTCTTGCCTCATTGGGGGTCAGCAGCGCGTTCTGTACGGCCTTTGCCAGCCCGTCCATGCGCGAAAGGAAATCGCCGCGCATCAGTCCATCGAGGACGTGCGAAATGTAACGGTTTCCGCTGCCACGTCCGAAGAACTTGAGGTTCAGCTCATCCTCTAGCGCCTTTGCCCACTGGCCGATGAGATGCTGAACGAGCATGAGATTCTGCTGTTCAGTGTTCGCCATTGTGCCGTGCGTCAGATCCTGCAGAAATACAGGAGGAAGTTGAAATGATCTTGCGATCTCTTCCACTTGGAATCGCCGGGCCTCGACCATCTGCCCTTTGGCAGGATCCATGCCGACGGGCTTTAGCTCGTTGCCAGGGGGGATGGGAAAAATCTGGCTGCTGCTCGATTTCGCCGCGCCGATCGCTCGTTTGATATCCTCATGCGCGCGCTTCAGCGCATCCGCGCCCTGTGGCAACGGGCCAACGAGGGCAAGCGGAGGGACGCCACCGCCTGCAAAGAAGTTGCTGCCGTAGTCATTCATGGCCAACGCAAGCTGGATGGCTTTCGAAGCCATGTTGATTGGCCCGTAATGCTTCAGGCCACAACTGCGCCTCATAAAGGGGACGTCGATGACATCGGCCGCTTCGTAGGTCTTCCCCTCAAACTCGTATGTGACCTTCAGACCGACGCGCTTGATCGTGGTCTTTGCCGGATCCATCGGCCAAAGCGAGTCGATGCCCTGCGGAGTTCGCTCGATGTAAGCAAGGCCGCGGCCGCCGGTGAATACCTGCTGCCAAAACCACTGCCAGAACGCAAAGGAACCAAGCGCGTCGTTGGGAGCGACATTCACAACTGTCTCGAGTTTGCCTCCAACTCTCTTCGCGCCATCCTTCGTGTCTCGATAGGCGTGCCGAGGTAGTGCAGCCAAGGTGCGCGACAGGAAAGCAACCGCAGCCCACACGGCCGGTACGCGCAAGGCGCTGTCGATCGTGACGTTTGGCAGGTTTCCTGACTGGACGCCGAAGTAGGCGAGGAAGTTTTCAGCACTAACCGGAATCTTCTCGTTTTCAGGACTTGAGCGCGATTCTGGCGCATTTTTTGAGCTAAACGGCCATCGCATTAGAATGCCCCTAAATCCGCTAGTGAAAATGAAGGATCGTCCCACGGCGACGCCGCAGGAGCGGGCTCCGCCACTTCGCGATATTTTAGGCCGAGCGCCTGGCAGGTCGCCACGGCGCCGTCGATCCGGAAGCGCGTCTTCGTCTTATCGAGTTTCCGATTGCCGGAAGGGTCGGACACAACGACTGCATTGGCGAAGCAAAAGCCCAGCACCGGGTTGCCGTTGTGCTTGAACTTCCGTTTAATTACGGATGCCTCAAGCGCATCGACGGCCGGAGCCATGTCGCGGAAGCCCTGCCCCCACGGCACGAGGCGAATGCCGCCGCTCAGCTCGTGATCCTTGCCATCAATGTACGCATCGACCCCGAGGCGCGCGAACTCGGCCAACAGTTGCTCAATGCGCCACCGATCGTAGGCAATCCCGACAATCTCGTAGTCGTCCCGTATCCGCGCGATGCGCTTTGCGACGTAACCGTAATCGATGATCCTACCAGGTGGCGCTTCGAGCCACGCTTCGTCGGCACGTGCCCAGACGTCATAGGGCGCGCGGTCGCGACGGGCGTGGTCATGCAGCCACTCCTGCGGTTTCCAGTGCCATGCGCCAATGCGATCTTCCGCAAACTCTGCGGACACGCCAACCAACGCGCAGAGGTCATTAACCCCGGAAAGATCGAGACCCAGATAGATGCGCTCACCCAGCCGCAGCGTGTCGCCTGTCTGGCACGCCTTCCATTCCGACCGAGGTATAAGCGGCGAAGTCTGGTCGACACGCTGATTTAGGTACAGATTGCGAAATGATGCCTCGAGGGTCTTCATTCGCTGCGCCTGCACCGCCAAGGCTCGCAGGTCCTCTATGGACCGGAAGTCTCCGAGCGCCGGATTGGCTGCCCGCCACGCGGCCTCATCCATGATGCCCGCGTCGTCGTTGGCGCAGTAGAGATGTACCAAGACGGTGTTGTCGTCCGCAACGAGCGCGTCGTCCACCAACTTGGAAAGTGGGTGCTCCGGATCCGGAGATTGCGTTGAAATGACGATGCCAAGAGGCTCTTTGCGCGCGCCCTGCGAGGTGTTCATGACCTCGTAGAGCTCTTGGTCGCGGGCCTGCGCCAACTCGTCGTAGATCCACACAGAAGGGTTCAGGCCGTGCTTTGTGCCCGCCTCGGCCGACAGCGCTCGGTAGAACGAGCCGTTGCTCTTGCACACTAGCGTCTTGGTCGACGGGACAACCGTGATCAGTCCACCGCTTGCCGCATCCAGCTCTGGATCTGCCTCGACGATCTGCCGACAGAATTTGAAGACCTGACCAGCCTGCTCTCGATCCGTCGCGGCAGAGTAGATTTCTCCGTTGATCTCCGAGACCGGCCCGACAAGGTGTGCCAAGACGATGGCTGCAATTAGCGCCGTCTTCCCATTCTTACGGGCCACAGACAGGATTGCTCGCCGTACCCGGCGCCTACCTGTGTGGTTTTGCGGTGCGTACAAATCCACGACAAACTGCTTCTGCCATGGCCTAAGTTTGATGTATTCGCCTTGTCCTTCGCCGCTCGGTACACGCAGCAGTTCGATGAAATCGATCACCTGTTTTGCGCGTGCCAGGCCGTCAGTCGTTACGCCGTCTCCGCGCTTCGCCCAATCAGGCCGCTGAACTTCGATGACTTCTTCTCCTCTGGAGGCGAGAGCGCCGCTCGAGACTTAGGGTCCAGCCCTAAGCGATCGCCCATGGCCATCATGATGCGGGCCGCTTCGTTCTTGATCTTGAACCACGGATTCGGCTGCTTATTGCCGGTTGAGCCATCGACAATCGCCGGCTCCACGGCCAACGCGCTTACGGCCGCCTTGTGATCGGCCCACGCCGCCGCATACACGGCGATCGAGCCGGTGTCGGTTGAGGCAAAATATCCAGGCGGCATGGCTGCCGTAATCATCTTGAAGCAGGCCAGCGCGTCGCCCTGCAGATAGTTCGGGATGACAGTCTCGCCTGCCGGCTTTATCGACGGCGCACGCTTCTTGCGCTTGCCGGGATTGCCTTTCAGGGCCTGAATTTCAGGAGTTTCAGGCCGCGGTCCTCTCGCGCCCATATCTCGCTCCTAGACTGCTCAAAAAATAATCTCAAAACTTGCGGCGTAACACGTTCTTTTGTGCCGCCGGTTCGTGGGGCCACCGCCGAAGCTCGCTCCCCACCCCCTACCCGTCGACCGGCCATCCGTCCGCGCCGAACGTCTGCACGAGCTGGCCGCGGTCTTCTCGCTGCCCACGTGTCGCATGACACGGGGTGCAGGTGCTGAGGAACGGGCCGCTCCAAAATAGATCCAGGTCCCCGCGATGCGCGATCAGGTGGTGCACCTCGGTCGCCGGCTCGACGGTATCGAGTTCGAGACACCATTGGCATAAAGGTTGATGGGCTAGTTGCCGCTCTCTTAGACGGCGCCAACGGGCGGTGCGATAGAGTTTGCGATAGGCGGCGGCTTCTTCACTGCGAAGGTCGGTCATACACACCACGCAAAAAGGAAAGCGCCGAGCTCAACCAACCAAGGGAGCTCGGCGCATGATTGCCACGTCGCGAGAGGAGGCGCGCTGCGGCAATTGGGAGCAAGGAACGGCCATGAACGAACCACAACCTTCTCAGGAGTTACAATTTCCTGCCTTGCTAATAGGTAAGCCCGGATACCCAAAGGCACACCGCATGGGAGCCGCCTGCTAACTACCTGCTGCTGGGCGTGGCACATGACACGACCTAGCGCAGGCACCAATAGTTACGCCCACCTCAGAGGCCGCAAACAAAGTGCAGCATGTGCGAGCGGCGCCCGTGGGCGCAAGGGGCTTGGGACTGCAACCAATAAGGATGCTCATCCCTTCACCCCATACGTCACATCGCGCCACGAATGGGCACCCGTGGTTCAACTTTTTTGTTGTCGTTCGCGGCAGCCAGTGTCTTAGCGGCTTCGATGAGCGCCGCCTTACCCGCGCGGTCCGCATATCCCTCGGCGTAACCTAGCCGCAGGCCGATTGATTTCAACGTCCCACGAGCGGCGACCTCTTCGACCACTGACGCGACCTCGCCCTGCCGAACTTCGGGCGCTTCCCAGGCCTGTGCTCCACTAGATGAGTTGCCGCTTGGACGTGAAATCCCACCGAGGAATCCAGCGCCTTTAGCCACAGCGGTCTCGCATTTCGTTGCTGGTGCCGGCAGTTCATCGAACGATACGGAACCGTCCACACCCAAACTGCGCAGCAGCTCGCGGTTTGCTTCAACGCCAGCCTGCGGATCGAGCATAGGCGGCAGGACTGGTCTGTCGGACACGTTCCTCGGGAACGACGCGGCTTGCATAGGCGACGGTGTGGTCGCCCTTGTTTCGAGATAGCGTTGCGGGCTGCGGTGCGATGAATTGCTGCCGCTGCCAGCCTTGACGCGATCGACGGGCCGAAGCTTGTGCCCCTTTGCTGTCGATCCCCATTCAACGAGCAGGCCGTCGCGGAACTTCAGCGAGCCTAAGTTGATGCGCTCGCCGTCTTCATCAGCTTCTACTACGAGGCCCGCACCCACATGGCGCACGCCATTCCTGACATAGACGCGGAAGGCATCGCTGGCGGCCTTCATCAGTTCGCCGAC